TGGCTGACCTAGAATACTTGACAGACATCGTTCCAGAACACTACCGCAATATATACATTGACTACATCCGCTTTGCTATAAAGAAACGAAGAGATAATTCAATTGGTGAAGACGACCAAGACTACAAGAGATTCGTTAACTCAATAAACACGATGTTAGGAAATCCTTACACTGGTCAATCTCAAATCATCATAACATAACATGGCTAAAATAGCAGAAGACATTACATTTGAACCAATAACAGAAGGGGTAATAGCAGACTCTACGGTGTCTTATTATGTTTCACCAAAGAACTCAGTATCATCGTGTGAGAATTTTAACAACGATATACTTGGAGTCTTAACATACAGAATCCCTTTGGGTTTGAAGTTCGTACCAGAGGCTACTAACAACGTTTCAGCGGTGTTATTTCAACCTGCAAGCGCTGCTAATAGAATTTACTATCAAGAAAATCAAAGTCTACTCTGGCGTGATGCTGGTATACCTACAACCGCAACAACATATACAAATATATTCCAATCAAATTACCAACCTAGATACTCGATTATCCAAGGTAATTTACTTATGACTTGTGGTTCATTAAGTGGAATTAAGTACACAACTGGTGCATCAGCTCCTGTAGCAATTGCAGGTATAACAGGAACACCTACGGATATAGATATCATAGACGCTGGATTCGGTGGTCGTATTTGGTACGCATCTTCTGTTAACTCCAATAATAGAGTATTCTATACTGACGTAATCCCTGCCGCTGGTGTTGCTTCTACTACTGGAACATCACAGTATCTAACAATCAACGCTAACAACGGTGACTACGTTACAGGTCTAGTTCAAGGGCAGCAAGTTCTTTATGCCTTTACTGCTAACGGAGTATTTAGAATCTACAACACCCAATCTCAAGACAATGTACCTTTAGCTTTCGTAGGTGCACCTAATCAAGAAAGTATCACAAAAGGTACCGATGGAATATACTTTTACCACTCTACTGGATTTTACAAACTAACAGACGGAGGAACAGCTCAGCTTATAAGTAACAGAATTAAATCTATTATTCCAAGATACACTAACCCAGTTAGAGTTTGGTCTGTTGGAGACTTTGTGTACTTTTCATTCTACTATGACTTTAATACTGGCGGCGGTACTAACACTGGCTCCAAAGTGTTCAGATACACGATAAGCACACAGACTTGGACAGTATACAACTTCTTTAAAAACATTATATACGCAACAACAACGTCACTTGACAGAAGCAACACACGAAGAACATATTTGTTCGGCTCGTCAGGAGGTGCTAACGCTACATTTGCTTCTATATTCGAAGAGCAAGAACGTGGTGATGGCTCAATAAGTACATCGAGTGCATCAGGAGATGATAATAGTGAAATTCAGATAATTGGCTCTTTTGAAACCAATTGGGAAAATTTTGGGATGGAGAGTCACATAAAACAAATAAATGGTATAGCGTATCCTAGTTCAAATGCAACTGGTTTTGACGTTGCTTACCAGGTTGACAATGCTAACCCTAGTCATTGGATACCAATTGGAAAGTTATCAGACAAAACTATTACATTATTCAAAGATTTTGTGTCTGTACCTTTCAATAGAATCCGCTTCAAGGTAATGGGTCAGAAGAGGAATCCATACTATGGTGGAAGTTTTTGTTCTATTGGAAGCCCTACAATAATGAAACTAACAGATAAAGGTTATGAATAATGATGAACAAGAGTTTATAAAGGATAATCCAATTGTACCAGTAAAGTTTACACCAAAAGACTCTGGTTCTTATTCGAGGTTCATGCAGAGAGATACAATAAAGGCTGAATCTTCTAACGCCTTGGAACAAACTCTTGGAATCAAAGCTGGTGAAAAAGCACAGAACGCAAACACTCCTAATTATCAAGGTCAAGTAGACTTCCCACAACCTTCTGTAGTTGGATTCGGTAAAGTAACATCAGCTGGAGCTAGAGATATACCATTCCTTTCGGATAGGTGGTCTGTAGTTAAAAGTTCTACTGGAATCTACACTGTCACACACAACATAGGAAACACACAATACGTTCCATTTATCCAGTTAATAGAAACAGTAGGAAATCCACGAACGAACACCATTAGCAGTATAACAAGTACAACCTTCGTAGTAAGAACATTTAACAATGCAGGAACAGCCACAGATACAGATTTCAACTTCATAGTTTATACAACATAATATGCAACCATTAAAACAAGGCTCAAGAGGCGCAGAAGTAACAAAACTCCAACAGATGTTGAAGGATGCTGGCTTCTTTCCTAAGAGTCAATCAACAACAGAGTACTTCGGTCCGATAACAGAAAAAGCCCTCAGAGAGTATCAGGCTTCTAAAGGCTTGACAGTGGACGGTATATTTGGTCCTCAAAGTAACAATGTTCTAAAAAACAACGAAAGAGTTAATAATATGATTACTAAGTTGGAGTTATCTGGTAACTATGATGCTGCTCGTAGAGTTTCTGAGCTTCGTGATTCAGGCGACCAACGAGTTATATCTCTAGTTGATGGTATTGAAAATAACATATCAGTAACAAATGACACACTACAAGTAAACAGAGAGATTGCTGATAAAGAACAGGCTAAATACTACCAACAGTTAGAGGAACGTTCACGAGGTGACTTGGACGCATATTTATCAAGTCAACTAAGAGACTATGGACTATCTGACGAGGCACTACAATCAGGTCTTGTGTCAGATAAAAACACTTTAGATGATACAGAAGGTATTAGAGGCACATGGGCTTCCTCTGCCAGAAAAGAACGTGCTAACTCACTCCTTAATCAGTACAATCAAAAGTTCCAAGCTAATGCTAACACTATGGCAGATAACTTTGGGGCTAAACAGCGTGACTTTGAATACAACTTCGGAGCTAACGTACCTAAACCTGTATTCAATAAAACACAGGCTGCATTTAACGGAGAAAAGCCTACATTCGCATCTACACAGTCTCAAGTATATAACCCATTCGGATTCGTAGGACGATACAATGCAGAACGTGAGTCTAATAAACGAGCAGGTGGCACACAGAATTTAACAACACAGATGTATAACCCATTCAACGTATAATATGAACTCATTTCAAACAGCTTACAACTCATTAAAGACGGCAGTACCAGCAGTAGGAATACCTGCTTCTATGTTAGAGCAGTTCCTTAGAGCAGGAAAGAATACTGCTTCTAACCTCTCCCAAGGTGGTTCTATCAACGGACTCACATACTCTTCACCTACATATAAACCTGAATACGGTTCTACAGTCGCTACACAAGAAACTCCTCTTCCACAAGCGGCACCACAAGCATACGTTCCACCAGCAACTCCAGATGCTCCAGCTGCGCCAACATCTAGTTTCAATGGTTCTAGTCAGTACTCAGACGAAGACATTGTAAATCTTTTCAATGAAATGAGTGGCTCACTAAACAAAGGAAACGTCTTCAATCAACAACTAGGAGGCTCAGCGATGGACCAACTCTCACGACTCCAGGCTCAGAAAGCTAACGAGAAAGCAGGACGTACAGGACTCTATGAAATAGACCCTAACATGGCTTTCAGTCCAGACCAGATTCGACAACAACGAGGTGCAGCTGACTCATTCTACGATGAACAACTCGGAAAGTACGCAGGAATGGCACAGAAAGAAAGTACAGCGTCAGGTAAAACTCAGTTCGGGGACCTTACATCTACTCAAGCATCTATGTTAAACAACATCATTACAAGATATGAGAAGTCACCACTTATACAAGCTGTTGACAGAACTCCTATATTGAGTAAATCAATAGAATCAATATACGCTAATCCAAGTGATGCTGCACTACAAATGAACTTGTCATACGCGTACATTCAAGCATTGGACACATACCAATCTGCTGTTCGAGAGGGAGAACTTTCTAATTTAAACACCATAGATTCACGTATTGGTGACATCCAGAAAGAAATATCAAAGATTACTGGTGGACAAATTGTAAGACCAGAAACAGCTATAAAAATTGCAGACGCGGCTAACGAACTTGTAACAACTATTAAATCAGCTGCTAAGAACAAATCTCAGTCCTACAGGTCAAATGCTGCTGTGTTTGGTCTTGAAGATGCGTGGGACGCATACACTGGTGGATTCACGCCAGAATATGACAGAGCAACTACGACGGATACTCCTACTGCAAACGCAAATGACCCATACGCACAACAATATGGAGCTTATTACGGATGGTAATTAAACTATATGGAAGAATTAAAATCTCAAATTAAAGGATTCGATATCAACACTCCACCACCAAGGGATATTATTGACCTTGCACGCGCTATTCGACAACAGGAGAGTTCTGGTGGTAAATTCAACGTTGGTGACCACGGTACATCAAAAGGGAGCTTCATGTTTCAGAAAGGAACATGGGAAGACTATTCTAAGAAGGTTCTAGGTAAAGTTGTACCAATGACACCCGTAACTGAGAAAATTGTTGCTACTGGTATTCTATATGATAGAGTTTACAATAAAGGCTACGACCTTAAACGAGCAGCTGCTTCTTGGAACGCACCTGCGCCAGCAGCTAGTAATACGTGGCAGAACTGGAAAGGTGTAACTGAGCGTAATGGTAAAAAAATAGCATACGACACTCCAGGATATGTAGAAAAGGTAATGGCGCACTACGGTAATTTTAGTAAAGAGCCAACTCCTGTAACACCTCAAGCTCCAGTAGAACCTAAGTATGGATTCAACCAGGAAACAGAGTCTGAACAAATGTCTCGTCTACAGTCTCAGAAACAACTAAGCGACCAAGCAGATATCACAGAACGACAAGGAAGAGAAGGTGTTGTAGAAAACGTAATAGGTGGCGTTAAAGACTTCGCTAAAGGTGTTGAGAATTCAGCTACTCGTATGGGTGGCAATATTCTTACGTTTGGTAACGAAGCTATCCAGAAAGCAGGATTCAAAGGTAGTGAAAACCCTATCCTTAACTACGGTACAGAGGCTAATAAATTCGCCACAGGAGACGCTACAGCTGGAAATAATTGGATTCAGAAGGCAGGAGGTTTCACTGGTGACGTAGCACAAGTAGTAGCACCAGTTCCAGGCGCAGGTAAAGTTACCGCAGCTCTCAAGGGAACTGATTTAATGCGAAAGTTAGCTGGTATGGGAGGTGCAGGAGCTAGTATGGGAAGTAAAGTGTTAGGATTCGGTGCTCGTGCATTACCTGTCGCTTTAGAAGGCTCAGCCGCTGGTGCTCAAGCTGACATCCTTACAACAGGAAATGTTGGACTTGGAAGTACGTTAGGATATGGTGCGTTAAATGTTGGAGCTAATAAAATACTCTCAGCTCTAGGAAGAAAGTCTGGTGCTATAAAAGATATTGTTAAAGAGTTAGATGACGCTATTTCAAGTGGTAACACTAAAAGGATTGACGAGCTCAAAGACTCTCAAGAGATGAAGAACTTTCTATTCTCTAAGGGTCTTACAGATGACGCTAAGATAGCTCAGGCTTCTCAAAACGAGGTTAACACAGTTCGTCAACTACTCTCCGAAGCAGGAAGTGCCGAGAAAGGGTATAATCTTTCTAACTTACCAGAGGATGATATCAAGGCTTTCCTTGAGATTCACCAACCTGGAATAAAACAAACAAACGGTCAACTATCTTACGCCAATTCATGGAGAAACGCAGAGAAGCAGAAGAAAGAAATTGGCTCTCAATTAGGAGATGTTACTAAAGCTCTAGCAGCTGACTCAGCTAGCCCACTCAATAATATGAGCCTAGATGAGATAGAGAATATCGCTAAGAATCTTGCTATTACCAATAAAACATCAGCAAGGGCTTCTAATCAACTCGAAGTAGATAAAGCTATCGCAAAAGAGATAGCAATACTACGCTCTCAATTGAAAGGCAAGAAACCTACATTTGAAACCGTTGACGGTCTTAGAATCGCAGGAAACGAACGTTCTTATGATATAAGTGACGTAGGTAATGCTAAAGACGTAGCAAGTAGATTCCTAGCTGACGCTGTACGTCAGAAGACAGATGATGTTCTAAATAGTTTGATTCAGAACGCAGAGAAGTCTGGTCTTGTAGATGAGGTAAATGCCATTAAACACTTCCAGGAACTCAATAAAGCATATGGTAGTTTAACTGGTGCTCAGGACGTTATTAAAGGACTTGAGAAGGTTCCTAAGACACAACAGAATCGTCTCACGACTCTATTGGGAGCCACACTTGCTACTGGAGGAGGTTACAATCCTATTGCCTTTGTAGCTGGTTCATTTGCTACAGACAAGATGGTACAGGCGTTCAAGAAAGCTCAAGCTCTAGGAATGACACCAAACCAAATATCTAAGATGACTAAAGTTCCTCTTAATAAGACAAACGAAATAATCAATCAGTTAAAGACCAAGAAGTTACCAGCTGGAAGTAAGTTGAAAACGTTACCAGACCCACGTTCATTACGAGACATACTATTAAACACACCACGATGAGACTAAAACTTCAAAACCCACTCAAGGATATTTACATAACTCAGTCGTTCGGACAGAACGCTACTGACTTGTACGCTAAGCTAGGATTGAAAGGACATTCAGGTATTGATTTTGTTGCCCTAGACGGCACTCCTTGTTATTCAGCACATGATGGACGAGTAACGTATGCAGGTTATGATGGTGCAGGTGGACTTACAATAGTAATCCGTACAGAACAAGAATTTGAAGACGTGAATGGAAAACCAAACTACTGGAAAACTATATACTGTCACTTAAAGAAAGGTACATTAAAAGTTACTGGTGGTCAACAGGTTAAGGTAGGACAGCATATTGCAGACTGTGACAACACAGGAGCTTCTACAGGCTCACACCTACACTTTGGACTCAAACCTATATTTAAAGGAGAAGAGGATTGGATATGGGAGAACGCTGATGTTAATAACGGTTATCGTGGAGCAGTAGACCCTACACCTTACTTCGATAACTCGATTGACGTATTCAAGAAAGTAATCAAACAAGGACAGAGTGGAGAGGATGTGACACAACTCCAGGCTTTCCTAGTGAGAAAAGGACTCCTAGTAATGCCACCTAACACTCAATTTGGATTCTACGGTAATTTAACAGCACAAGCGGTTAAAGCATATCAGGTATCAAAAGGTATCCATCATAACAACGGAGTCCAAGTAGGACCTCAAACATTAAAAGCACTTAATAACGATTATAGTATATGATTACACTCATGTTAAACGGATTAATTTCAATTATAAAAGAACTCGGTATCCCTAAACGATTCATTCCTTTGGTTGTTATTGCACTAGGAGTTGGATTATCCTTACTCATTAACGATGTATCTAAAGCGTCACTTATTGACGGTATAGTATACGGTCTGAGTGCTATGGGATTGTGGACTGGAACGATGAACACCTTTAAGGGAACAATCAAACCAGAAGACTTAGAGAAATAAGAAAAAACCCCACGTTGCATGGGGTTTAATTATTGCGTCCGAATTATGCTACGGACAAGAGATGTAACTTCTCTTCTTCTATGAACTCATCATAGGTCTTGGGGTCGTCTTCCTTGGCGCACCCAATGTGAAAGAACTGGAGTGTTCCTCGTTTCCGAGTACTTGAGAAATCCGTTTCATGTTCCGTGTGAATATCCTTATTGCACACGTAGCACGTTTCCATGCTCCTTCTCCAGTCGAATAAAACACTGGTGGTGGAAATAACGCTTGACTCCGCCTGTTATCGAGGCTGTGTAGCCACTGAGTGTATCGAGTGCTCCGTGACATTGGCAACACGTAGTCCATCGCGTTGGTTGATACTTCGGTTTATCAGTCTTCGTCATCACGAGTTTTGTGCTCCTTTTGGGTTTGTTCGTAGCACTCAGGGTGTAAAAAGATGTTCTTCACACCATCCCAGTGCGATACTGCTTGCTTGATGCCGACATTAAGCCGACACCGCTCGCAGACTTGGTACGGTGAAAGTTGACGAAAATGTGCGTGGGTACTCATACATACACCTCATGGTGAGTGTAACGGTTGCCGCGACCACGAACCGC